GACGGGCATCACGCCCCTTGGACGGGTCAACCGCCATCGTCTTAATTTTGATATTGGAATTATGTGGCCAATCCTCGAACCAGATGGACTCTCCAAAGTGAGAATTGGGCCACTCCGCTCCTTCTTGATCGACGAATTCGCCGTCTAGTTCTTGGTTGGCCTGCTTGTCGGAATACTGCTTTGATACTGCGCTAACGAATTCACGGGCCAAGAATGGATTCTGGGAAGTCTTGGATCGGAAGAGTTCTGTATTCTCCCTGTCGCCTCGCCCGAATACTTCGTAAGTCCAATGGATCATGCCTTTGGGGGTGAAGGTAGCTGTTAGCCATCCCGCTCTACCACCTTCACGGAGGCGACCGATGCAGATATTGAATACTTCCTCATCCATCACGGATGCTTCGTCTAGCCAGATTCCGCTGATGTTCGGTCCACGCAGCTTGTCCGGGTCTTCACCTGATCGGAAGATGATTTCGCTGCCGTTGGCTAGGACGAGTCGGGGCGGTTGCTTCCACTTCTCTTTTGTGACTCCCATGTCATCGGCTATTTGGTAGATCGTCCTCATCGTTGCGTCTTGGAGGACATTGTAGGTTGGTGCGATGACCATGTAGAGGCGACCCTTGCCGTCCTCGCTCATGGCTCTACGGAGAATGTCGTAAGCACCAATCCAAGATTTACCGCTACCGATCCCGCCTACATATCCACGATACAACGCTCCAGAGTGATGGAAGTCGTGCTGGATTTTATGGAGCTTGTAGGTCTTGGTTATCGTTTCCGATTTAGCCTTCTCAGGCTTCGTCGGATTCGACGGCAACCCTTTCGGCTTCGGAGGCATCATTGAACCCTTCTGGAAGATTGGATGGCTTGTATTCGACTGCTGGAGTCACCTTGACTTCGATCTGCTTGGAGTCTGCGTCAACAATCTCTTCGACGATCTGGAGCTTGACGGTAGTCACATTGGATACTTCTTGACGCTCCACATAGCCCCGTTCACGCCCCAGAGTACGAAGAAGCATGGTGATGGCCCATTGCTCCCCCTTGTCTACCGCCTGCATCAATTTAGCTTCGGCTAGATCGAGAGTCTTGCCTCTCTGATCCTTCATTGATTCGAGGAGTTCTGGAGTGTTGTTGATTCGGTAAGCGAGAGTAGCGTGAGGCACTCCAAGGATGTTGGCAGCGAGATAGAGGAGTCCACGGCACTTCTTGAGCGTTTCGATGATCTCTTCGTCGGTAACTTGTTGGAGAGCTTTATTCTGATTGCGTACTCGACCCGTAGCAGCTTTGCGGGTTTCCTTATCGTCGATATCGAGTAGGTCGATTTGCATAAGAAAATCCTTTAGAAAATTTATTCTGTAAAAATTAGGTTAATCATTATAGCAGTTTGAATCAAGGTGGATTAGGAGAAGGTCGATTTCCCGATTGGAATCATTACTAAGTTTAGGAATTTAGTAAAGATAATTCTAAGAAATAGGAATTGAAATTTCTTGAAGAATGGGGGGTCAAATGCGAGGCCTGCTATCCCCCCACTGATTTCCGATATCAATTGATATCTTAGGATTACCTAATGATATCATTTAGTCTAGCCTAATAATCAGACAAGCTTATCCTATTTAAGACTAACTTATAATCGGACTAACTTATCCTATTTAACTTATAATCGGATAAGCTTGTCCTATTAAAATAAATTTATAATCGGACTTGACTATCCTATTTAAGATTGATAGCTAAGTATAATTAGAGAATTGATTGATATAATTATATATGTTAATCCCACTATCCCTACTATAATCCAATCTAAATATAATCTTAATTAAAAATAACTAAACAAAAAATAAGACCCTAGCTTATTAGGCTAGGGCCTTATCGATTAATTAAATTGATATCAGCTTATTTGCAAGCTGACAAAATCTTAGCGATTCTATCTTCTATCTCTTTACAGTCAGGATCTCTTAGCCTGTCAAACCACTTATCTATTAAAAAGCTATGACATTCGCCCCAAACTATACTACCGTCTGACATACAGTAGTGCCCGAAACCGAAACCGCTATAGTCGAAATCACCCGGTTTCATCCATAGACGGTCCTTCAATACCCTTTGCCTGTTCATTAGACTAGTCCGCCTTTCTTGCAAAAAGGCCCTTAATTCGGCACCAGATACCAGATAGGGCCTTGGATAGGCTAAGCCGTTTGGCGTTATTTTTAGCCGATTCTAGGGCCAGAATCCTAAAGGTTAATTCGGCCACAAGTTTAGCCTGTCCATCCAAGTTCCGTTCGATTGCCACCATATCCTCTTTTATTGAGTCTATAGCTGGTTCAATCTGCTTCTCGAACTTTGTTTCCAGCCAACCTTGGAATATCAATTCCATATCCACATTCTGCCGAACCAGATCCTCATCAATAATTGCGCTGAAATCGAAATCAGATACCGCCGATTCAATCTTAGATTCTAAATCTGACTCATCAATTGCGTTATCAATCTTATCACTGATATCTAAGTTATCTAGCTGGCTTTCAATTGCGCTATTAACGAATTCTAAAACAGAATCAGCCATAGCGTTAGCCAAGCGTTCAGCTCCGAACTTACTCATTTTAGGTACTCCTATCCTATCCTATCCGAAACAAAATCCCCACTATGGGGAAGGGCCCTAGCTAGAATCGAACCAGCTTAAAATCACCAGATAGGGCCCGGTTATCGACTAGCTAGCTAGAGCGTAGTCTAGAGCGTATTGGAAAGCTTGGGATTTAGCTTTAGCTGCGGGCCCCGCAAGGTTACCTACTTCCATTGCGTCATCACTCCTAAAACCGTGGTACTGTTCAAATTCTTGGAGCGTATTGAAGCCACGCCATAGCGTATCCCCTCCAATCTCGTTCCGGGGTGCAAAATGGATCACTTCAAGAGTCTCAATTGTAGCCTCTAGTTTCTTATCCTTCAGGCCCAAACGCTGCTCGCAGTAGGTGCGGTAAAACCGCCGGAAGCTTGCCATATCCGCTTTCTTTTGGGATAAGATCCTAAACTTATCCTCAATAGAGTTAGTGGCATCGGCAAAAGCGGATTGGATCTGGTGAAAATTCCACTCTACTTTTGCCAAACCGTTGGTAGTATGGCGGACAGAAAAGCTGGTACTAAGGCCCGGAATCTGAACCATTAAACCATTGGAGCAAACCAACCGTTTAGTCTGGCAAGCAACGCTAAACGGTAGGTTACCGCCATGCCCTTGGAAAGTTGTGATGGTTTTGTAAACCGATTCACCGGGTATGCCAATATCCAGCTTATCACCTAGAATTGCCTCAAGCTTAACTACCGATCCACCGTTAATTACGGATGCATGGGAGATATTATATTTAATACCCAACGCATCCGAAAACCGCTCAATACCTTCGGCCAAAAGTGAGTTAGGCAAACCCAAGTAGCCGTCCGAAGTAATGCCCAAAACCTTCCCGTTATTCGGATTCTGGATAGCCTGATAACCGGGAATCTCAGTACCGTTTGGCAAGTAAATTTTAGGCGATTCCGGGGCCCAGTCTCCGCCTACTTCCCGCAACGCTTCTAAAGCCGTTGCGCCATCCCATCGCCTGATTGCATTTAGCATAGAAGCAACGGGACGGGCTGCACGGTTACGAATGCGGGTAGTAGCCATCGGAAAAAACTCCTAATCCTATCCTTTTTAGAATCAACCCCGATCAAGGGGAATCCCCGAAGTTGGGGAAGGGTATTTAAGAGAATCGAACTCTTAATAATGCACCAGCATACCCAAGGTATTTTACCCTATGTAAAGGTTACCGTTGTCTGTATGGTATTTGGGCTGAATGTCCTTGCCGATGTAATGCTTTTTGAGAAGGGCAATCGCATAATTCTTTGTCACGATAAAATAATCCCCATCGAAGTCATGCCAATTGCACCAGCAATAAATATCCTTGGAATTCCTGATAAGCTTAATCAGATCGGCTACCGTACCATTCCTCATTTCAATATTGTCCATCGGTTTACCCTCTATCCGCTTTCCATTTAGAAGTTAGAAGTTAACTTCTTAAAAGTAAGGTAATAATCTAATCGGTTAAAAACAACCCCGAGTTTAAAATATTTTTATCAGCCTACCTAGAAGGTATTAAATACAGACTTATATCAATTTATTATTTAGAATCGGATAAACTGATCCGATTAGTCTCTAATTACAGC